GTTTTAGTTTATCTGCACTATCGCCATGATAACGACTTGTTTAATATTGAAAAATACTTATGGGAGAAATTAAATGACTAACGAAGATACAGAGATAGACAAAGCAATCACCCGCGACCTGCGCCAGCAAATGCTGTGGGAGTTGTATCGGAAGCTGGCAGTGGCTCACGATGGTGACGCAGCGTTTGCGTTGAAGGAATCGCTTTTCTGCCTCAAACACTTCGAGCAAAACATTGAGCAAGCGTTAGACCAGTTGGAGGAAGGGGAATGAAAAAACTTTGGGAGGTGGAACATCCATATTACTGTAATCAAAATAATTATTTTGATAATGGATGTTTTGAACAATGCGATTCTTGGGCTTCTTTTGTCGACGAAAACGAAGATTTAGATATGAATTTGGTTTTCAGGTGGGATTGGGAATTGCTGATTGATAAAGATGGAAAGCCAATGCCAATGAATCCCGATCCTTATTATCGAGATGGTAAGCTATTAATCTTCTACATAGGTCAAAGAAAAGGACTTTTTAGAAGTGTTGAAATCGCCGTCTGTCAGGCAGATGAGCCTATGATTCGGGAATGGTTATTAATCCGATATGAACATTTAAAGAAACTTTGGAGTCCTTTCAATGACCAACCAAGTTAGCAACTGCTGCGGTGAAGCTGTTACCGCTATTAGCGAAGATGAAGGCACAAGCTATTACGTTTGTGATTCGTGTAAGCTGGCTTGTGACATAGCTCAAGAATCAGCCGCAGAGTTTAAGCAAAGGCTCAGGGAGTGGGTAGATGGACAAATCTTTCTTGTCACTAATACCGGACGATTTTTAAACAGGGATGAGTTACTAGAATTTATCAACGCAACGGAGGTGGAAGATGGCGAAGAATAGCAATAAAAAAGAAGAGATAGAGATGCAAGCGGAGATTGTAGTTAAAGAACTTTCAGAAAGTATCGAGTATGCAGCGACGGGAATGAAGAAGCTATTAAATAGCGGAAAGATTAAAGAACGTGCCTTGCTTCTGCTTATTCGTGATGTCACTGGACTTAGAATTGGAGAAATACAAAAAGTATTGCGTGGGGTGGCAACATTGGACGAAGTTTTTTTAAAAAAAGGCAGTAAATGACCACCCAGGACGACAACTTTGACGGCTGCGGGATAAGTAAAATTTGGCTGACATCGCCGGATGATGTTTTTGCTAAGGCGTGTAAATTTCATGACGAGGCTTATATCGTTAATAGCGTATGGCAACATTATTACACTCGGAAAGAAATTGATAAGACGTTTTTAAGTATAATGCTTGGCGCAGTGGAAGAAATCAAAGGTAGCCTACTGCTCAAAGCTAAGGCGTATTTTTATTATTACCTAGCACGCGCTTTAGGTGCAAAATATTGGGAAGGGAAGAAATGATTTTTAACAACAAACAACTAGGAGAAGGAAGATGACAACGATAGACGCAAACGAATTGGTGTTGAACGGAATTACTTATGTTCCCAAAAATCAATATCAAGCGGCAACAAAGTCGCTTGATGGATTAGAATATAAAATAATTCGGACTTATTCAGCCGGAGTTTTTGCTGGATATTTAGAAAGTAGAAACGGGAAAGAAGCAGTAGTAAGACAAGCTAGGCGCATTTTTTATTGGGAAGGTGCTGCAAGTTTGTCGCAACTAGCAATAGACGGAACAAGCAAACCGGATAAATGTAAATTCCCTTGCGAGGTCGACAAAGTAGAATTGACAGAAGTTATTGAAATTTTAACAGTTACCGAAAAAGCAAAGAAGTCAATCCAAGGAGTAAAAGTATGGACAGCTTAGATTATGGCTCTGGCGATGGCTCTGGCTATGGCGATGGCTCTGGCGATGGCTCTGGCGATGGCTCTGGCTATGGCTCTGGCTATGGCTATGGCGATGGCTCTGGCGATGGCTCTGGCTATGGCGATGGCCATGGCGATGGCTCTGGCTATGGCGATGGCCATGGCTGACATAACAACATATGGCAAGCGATTTTGGAATCACCGTTCACGGACGGGGTGAGGCAAAATAAGAGGATTATAGGGCTATTTCTGGCATCTTGAAAAGCGCCGCTCTTTGTGATTCCTGCAATCATTCACTTGATGAAGATGATGCGGCAATTGCTTTTACTATGCATCCAAGAGGCGCGGCAGTGGTTGAACCATGGGAAACGGAGTATTTAAAATGAAAACTAACCTGCTGCTAATTCTCCTGCTGCTATCATCCTGCTCAAAGCCTAGCCCGTCACCGTCGCAATGTCAGAGGCAGCTTACTTTGTGCAACTTAGAGCTTCAAGTGTGTAGAGGTGGGAAGTGAGCGACGAAAAAGCTAAACATATAGAATTAATTGAAGAAATATTTATCGAGTATGAAAATGGGGATAAGAAATTATCAGCATGGGAAATCGACTTTCTTGAAAGCCTCCAAACGCAAGATAAATTATCAGACAAGCAGCAAAACATATTAAAGGAGATAGGATCAAAATGAATTTTTCTTGTAATACAAATTTTTGTCGAGTTTTTGAACTACCAAATGAATATCCCCATGAATATTGTTTCGGAGGCGTAAAACATCCAGTAGAAATTAAAATGGTAAATTGGTTTTACCCAGTTCCTTCCGAAATCAAAAGCATGACTGAGGAAGAGTGGCCACAGTGGGAAGAAAAGTTAATCAACTTTGTTAAGAGAGGCGGGTATCTTCAGAAAGGCAAAGACTACCTAATCTTAACAGAGTTTGGCAAAGCGGTAGTTATTCAAAAGGATGAGATAAAATGACACTCTCAGACGACAGCGAAAGCAGTTACTATTATTATTCAGGACAAGTAGCGGGGGCGAAGTGAAAACAATTAAAAACTCTCTATATGTAATGTTTCTATCGTGTATATGGTGCGCCACTGTGCTGTATTTTTACGTGATTCTGTTAAGCGTAGCCGAGGCGCAGACTGTTACACTAAAAGCGTCCTGGGATGCTGTAACAGCTAATCCACAAGTGACAAGCTATAATGTGTATCGTGACAATATTAAGATTGGCACGACGCCGAACACGGAGCTAAATGTCTCAGTTGATACGACTAAGCAGCAAACTTTTGAAGTGAGTGCGGTTAACTTAATTGGGGAGAGTGACAAGTCGCTCCCCCTGCTTGTGGCTCGACCTGCGAAACCTACAAATCTGAAATTGCAAAACTAAAAGCAGAAGTCGAGCGATTGAAAAAGCTAGCGTATCACCCCAATGGTCAGCCGTATAAAGACCACTGGAACGCTTGCAAGGAAACAGTTTGTCAATGTTGGACTAGCTACATTGGGGAGTGTCCCTGGTGAGCGGCCTTTATTCAAAATCTGACGTAGCGACTCTTGCTCTAATGCTCAAGAACGATCCTAGTGGCTTCTCTGCTAAGCCAGTTTTCTTTTCGATTGTAGACTCTAAAAAGCTCTGTGAAAGGATAGCCAATGACCTCTGGGTCAAGGCTGAAAAAATGGCGTTCCCGCCGCTTATAAAACTTCCGAGAACTCGACGCTAATATTGTTTCTATTATGCACGCTGCGCTCGTGCTCAAAGGAAGTAATCCAGCAATGAAAAACGCGCTCGGAGTTTAAGATGCTGTGCCAGGTGCGCGTATAGAGAACCACAGGATTATAGGCGCGGTGCTTTAATATCTTTTCCGTGAACGTAAACAAATCAGCGTTCGTGATGCCGCGCCATCTCAGCCTTAAAGTGCGTCGCTGCGCTCGCTCTCCATCAAGCGAGACAGTTAATCTCTTAGGCACATCTGGCTCGCAGTCTGGATACCACCACTGGCCGAAATACATTTTTCTTAGTTCGTGCTTGAAATCTGAACCACTGCCGCCAGTCTCTATTCGCCCTCGCCAATAGCGTTTCTGAGACGCGCCGGAGATTTCCATCACGTAGTCCTCCGGCTTTCTGCCGTAAAGGTCGCCAAGCGTCAGGTCGGCCTCGCTCTGCTCAAACGTGCTCACGCTAAACATATTATCAGTTGAGCCTTTGAGGTAGACCGACATAGAGGCGCTATCGCTCTTTGCTATCGCTAAGTTTAGCCCGCCTAAGTAAAGATAATCCGGCACGCGCTCCTCGTTCTCCAAGGGGCTACAATCTACAGGCCAGCTAGAGCGATTCACATTAGAGCTTGCTCGATAGAACTCCTGCCTGCTTCCCGTGATTACATTCTCAGCATCGTAGCCAGAAGCGCTTGAGGGCAACGTCATAGCATCGCCTCTAAACAAGTAATCGGGGTATAAAATAACTAGATTCATATCAATTCAACCCACTCAGTGACGATTCTATTCCAATCTGGATAGCCTACCTGCTCCTCGATGCTAACGCTTGTTAGCATGACATGGACAAGCTCATGGTCGTTTAATATTTGCGGCTGGCTGGCGGTGTAAAGAAAAAAGCCTGTTCGCTTTCGCATCGCTGCGATGGTCGTAGCAAAGGCATCGGCTTTAGCATCTGCGACGCCATCCCAGACAATTCTAAAGGTATAGCGCGGCTCGTTTAACTTCTGGTAGTGCTGCGCCCCGCTATCAGCGAGAAAAACGCTGTCACCCTCCGGCCTGCGGTCGAAGGTAAACTCGTCAGGAGCGCAACCGAAATCAAAGAACCTGCCGAAATATAACTTAGAGTATTCTGTCGCAGCACTAGCTCCTAGCACTGCTGCCCGCCAATACTTGCGCGAGACTGTTGTGCTAAAGGTTTGGATTATGTCCTGGCTTCTCACTCCGGTTAAGCTGCCAGTGCCAAGGCTATCACTTCTAACGCCCGTCCAGGAGCTGCCGTTGGTGCTCTCCTCTAGCTCAAAAGTTGTAGCGCCCTGGTCTAGTAATAAATCAGCCCTGGCTAGTATGTAATGGTCGACGGCGCTCTCGTCGCCATCGTTTAAAGTGAACTCAAATACCCTGGGGCTACTAGTTGCTGCCGCTAATTTTGCGTGCTGGTAGCGCCAACCTCTAAATAGATTGTAGTGAGGCAGTAAGCTCAAATAAGTCTGGTCAGGCGCAATATTTACAGCCCTAAGCGGAATGTCGGGGTAAGAGATTAATAGTGGTGTTGCCATGCACTACCTCGCTATTCCAGGTGCGCCGCCTGTTGCAGCATCAAGCGCGGCCTGTGCGTTTCTATCCTCAAAAACAGAGCTGACTCGTAGCGTTAATCGCTTTTCTACATTGTCTGGGATTTGCGAGATAGTGTCACGGAGTTTTATTATCTCATCTGCTGCCTCTTGTGCGCCCTGGCCAAAGCCATCGCTAAAAGCAAAGCCCGCCGATTGTAGGTCTGAAATGACGCCGATTAAAGTTAAGTCAGAGGCATCGGCTAACTGGTCAAGGCTTGTAATGCCACGCGCTGCAAGTGCTGCAAAGAGCTTCTCAATCTGGTCTGCCCCATATTTGCCGCTGGCCTCTAGTGCTTGACGGTAAGCTGCAAAGCTCTCGCTGCCCGTTTCTTTAAACTCAACAGCGCCGTCTCGCAGGCTCTTAAGTGAGACTCTGCCCTCGCCCGCACTAGCTATAAAATTATCAAACGCTTTTTCAAACTGTGCAAAGCCCTCAAGCCCTGGCTTAAACGCCTCTTCCATATCACGAAGGCGGCTGATGACCTCAACAGCGCCAACATCTCCGGCAAGAAACGCGCTCACCATAGCGTCTTGTGCCTGCTCGAAGGTGTATCCAAGCTCAAGCACTAACAGCTTTAAGTTATCAATCGAGCCTCCGAACTGGTCAAAAAGGATAGCGCCGACCTGCGCTCCTTGCGAGAACTCGCCCGCGAAAGTCTCGCCTATCGCACCACCAACGCCAAGAAACGCATTAGTAAGCTGCTGCGGGGCTTGCTCGATGAATTGATTGAACGGGCTATCCGGCTCAAATAAACCTCTGTCGCCAAGGATTAAATCAGTGAAGGGAACTACCTTGCCCTCAGCGTTTATTATTTGGAAATTAGTTTCTCTTATCGCCTCATCAATTATTTCCTCGATGTTACGGCGCACTTTAGTTTGCGCATCGCCTTTGCCGCCAAAGAGCTTGTCAGCAAAAGAGCCAAGAAGATTTCCCGCAGTATTCCCGATCGCTCCTCCTGCTTGCCCGCCAAGAGCAGAGCCAATGATAGAACCTAGCGAGCCGCCTATTTGCTGCCCAAGACCTCCAGATTCTAAGCCCAGGGCATCTCCTAAATTAGCCGAGATCAGAGAGCCTATAGTGCCCAATGCTGAATCAATATTCTCTGCTATTGCGTTTTGTTGTGCATCAGAAAACCCACTGTCCACGCCGAAAATTGCATCAAATATTTGTTTACCAAAAGATTTAGCTTCCTCTAATTTCGCCTCTGTGGGCTTGAAATCTATGCCCTTAAGGATTCCATCAAAAGTCTCTGCTGATTGACCAGCATCCACCCAAACCTTACGCATCGTTTCTAGGATCGATATATATTGCTCACTGCTAACAATCTGGTCAGCAAAGCCTTGAGATAGATTATCTATCTGTTGCTTAAATTCCTTGGTGAGAGATTTCTCAATTATTAACTTCTGAATGTTTGCAAGCTCGTAGGTTTCTTTTGTTACAGCCCCAAGAGATTTTGCTGCTTCACCTAGCGTGTCTGTTAGTTTCTTAACTGGCGGGTCTAGGTTTGTTGTTGCAGTAGTAAGACCGACCACCTCAGCAACTGCGGCCTTTCCTGCTCGCTGATAGTCCTTAGCAAGAACACTCGATAAGCTGCTATAAGCCCCGATTAAAGGAACGACAGATCCCAGGGCTTGCTGATAGGCGGTGCTTAAATCTTTTGTAGTGGGCAATAACCTTGCAAGCGCTTCCGCGTTGGCTTTGGCATTCTGCTCTAGCTGCGGAAACTGTTTTGAGGCAACGGCATCAAGCGCCTTAGTAAATGGGGAAAGGCTTGTTGTAACGTCTTTAATGCCAGATAGAAGATTGCTAAACTTGAACTGCTGGATTGATTTACCTAGCGAGTCAAATTGCCCGACTAGACGAGTAAGCGGATTATTTTCGATTACATCAAAAAAGGTAGCAAAGGCGATTCTAATATCTCGCACAGAAGTTGAAAGCTCTGGAACTAATACAGCGACCAAACTTGCCGCCTCTCCTGCAAGCGTTCCAATGTCCTCGGCAAGTCGGTCTAGGTCGAGGTCTCCGATAGCCTTTTCTATTTCTCTAAACCCTTCTTTTAGTTTTGGGTTTTCGTTTATTGCAAGGCCGAGGTTATCGAGAAAATCATCATAGGTATTATTTAAGCTATCGTAAGCGTTGGCAGAGCTATCTGTTACTTTTGCCACAGTCTCCAAGCTAGTTTTGACAGCATCCAGACTTGCTTTTTGAACTGCTTGTTTTTTCTCTAGCTCATTTAGTGATTCGACTGATCTGTTATTTGCGGCTGCCCAATCTTCGACCGCTTTTTTTGAGTCAACAAATATTCCTAGCTGCTGTAACTGCACAGCCCTGCCTGTCGAGATTGCCTGTGTTAGCTGCTCGATTGATTGCGTTGTATCTCTGCCGAGAGTATTTGCAAGCCTCGCGCCAAGGTCTGCGATGTCTCCAAAGTTTTTATTAATATCTGGAAGCCCTGCCACCATTGCTTTGTTAGCCAGAGCATATAAATCAGTGGCACTAACGAGCCCCAAAACTCTCTCACGTGCGTTCTCGATGGTTTCTGTTTGCCCGCCAAGAGCTGCGAAGCCTTCTTTCAGTGAGCCTAGCTTTTCGCCTCGCTGAGCTAAGTCTAAAACAGCGCCGCCAAGAGTGGAGATAGTGCCAGTGACTAGTTGAGCGACTTGCTGCGCTGCCTGCAAGCCCTGGGCAAATGTAACGACCGACGCCTGGAAGTTAGAAAAGCCGCTAGTCGCAGCTTTGTTAACGCTTTTGTCTAAATTGTTTAATGAATTTTCTAAGGCTACAGCAGATTTTTCTGCGCCCTCTGTGTTTAACTCGACTTCGATTTGGATGTCATCGCCGCCATTTCCCCCGAAGATTCCCATTTTCTACCTCGTAAGTTTTCTCCTTCGGTTTCCTTGGAGCGTTGTTGCTTTAAATGATTCTCCAAAATTTCTTCTAGCTTCAAAAGCAAAGACGGCTCAGCTAGACCGTGTTTTTTCAATTCCTCTAACGCTAGAGGTCTATAAATCTCATAGCGCAACAAAGACCGACAGCGCCAAAAAGCGTCAATCAATCCTTGCAGTTCCTTGTCCTTCGCCAAACTCTCAATAGGGCAGCCCCTAGCTGTCATGCATCGGGGCTTTACCTTTAACTCAAAGAATGTCGCTACACACACCTCGCATCTTAAGCGTGGGTGGTGGAGACTCCATTCGAAGCGCTTGGCGATTCGCCGTTTTTTTCCGCTTGCCCATCTACCTGAATAGAGGACGTCATCACCTCAGTTAATTTATTAGCATAAGCACCTAAGAGCTTTTGAATTGTAACAATCGGCAGCTTCGCAACCTTAAACTCTTGAAGCGTGATTTCTTTGCCCGCAATGTTTACGCCGCTAATCGAGGTGAGGTTCTCCATAAACATACCAACAAGCGCCTTAAGATCGCCCTTAGAGCGATACTCTTGGAAGTTGATAATGTCAGTAATCCCGCCGTCTACTAGCTTGAAAGTAGCATCGTCTACTGTTAGCTCTAGCTCTCCTAATTCAATGTCCATATTTAGCCTCTGTGTTCGTGTTATTAAGAAGCTAAAATATAGTTTGTTGACTTAGTATTTACAATCTCTAAATAAGGCCGTGTGCTGCTCATGCCCGTTGGAGCGCTTGCAGCCTCTAGTAAAACAGCATTTAAAGTCACGGTATTATAACCCGATTCTGTCACTTTATAAGACGGCGCTTGAACTAATCGAGCCTTGGGGCAATACTCAGCCCAGGAGAAATTCTCACCAGAAGCGATTTGCTCACCCTCGATATTTAGCTTGCACTTAAAGGACGTGCCTGCCTGCCAGTCAGTGAAGCGAGTAATCGCATCTAGTGACTCAAGCACAATAGTTAATGTGCCGGACATAAGCTGGTCGACTTTTGGCTCTGGATTTCCCGCTGAGCCTTTCACTAGCCCTGAGAACTCCTGCGGCCTGTTAAGCGTTCGCGTGTAGCTTAAAATATCATATTGGTCGCCAGAATCGAGAGCCCCATCGCTTTCCTCGTTTAGCCAGAAGTCGTCCTCTAGCTTCACAATCGCCACCAAATCGCCATTTGTGCCCGTGGTCGCACTTCCGATTGCTGCATTAGTATTGACCGCAGTAGCAAGCTCAACCTCATTACCGAGCATTTCAGCGCTCACCTGCAAGATTTGATGCGTCTCACTAAAGCTAGTTGTAAACGACCGAACGGCTACAGTAGGAAACTCCATTACCCTGTCGCTAGTAAGCTCAAAGGCAAACGTGCCGAAAACGTCATTAGCTGTCGCTGCCATAGTGAAGCGGTGCAAATAATCGCCCTCGCCGCTTGTAATTTCAGCCGCAGCCGTTACAGCAGAGAAGAACTGAGCTGCTATCCTATCGTAGCCATTTAAAAAGCCAGCATCGCCAGCAAGCGTAATCACCGGAGTCACTCGCCCCGCGATGATGTCGTCCTGCATGTTTAGCCCGCCGCCGATGGGATTCTTAATTAGTTCCTGAACTGCGATATTCGGAGTTATGTTACCCCTGATTCTATCGCCTGCCCCTGCAACTTGAGCCGTGCCCCAGGCGTCAGCCTGAGTATTTAACACAAAGACCGTTCTAGTTTGTGCGCCTGTAATTCTTGCCATTTCTTATTCTCCTAGTGATTAATCTACTGCCCCAATAATACCCTCAAAAGTAAACTCTGCACGATAGACTTTTTCCTCGCCTAAGCTAACGACAGTAATATTCGGCACTGTGGCCTGTGGCACAGAGTCCTCAACCTGGCCGTTCCAAGTGCTGCCAAGCTCCGAGCGCACTAGGTCGACCACTAGCTCAATGCCATCAAGCACAGCGTTATAGTTTGTGCCGTCTGGGTCTGCCCATCTGGTGTAGCTAATATCTACCACGTAGTAATAGCGGAGCTTTCTATTTAAGAGTGTTTGAATCCTGCGACGAACACGAAAGCCAAAAAAGTTAATTTTCTGATTATGCCTCGTCTGGCTTATTTCCTTGTGGCTATCCTCGCTCAGGTCATGCTCTAGCACCTTCTCAGTTAGAGCCCTGACTTGTGAGTGCGTCCAGATTTTATCTCGCCATGCTTGCCTTACTGTTTCCTGGCTCATGGTTACCGAGTAAGAAAAAAGCTAGTAACAGGTCGCTTTGCATCTGCCACGCCATCGCGGTCGGTGTCTATCAGGAGCTTTAGATTTGTGATTATGCCCTCGTAGCGCCTCTGAGCCATTTCAGCTTTAACGAAAAAGCCGTCGCCCTGTCTTTGAATCTGGCTAACGTGGACATAGTTTAGAGACTTAAAAAGGAGTGCATTAAATAGCTGGTCAGGGCTGTTGATTTGCGCCCACTGAAAGCCGCGATTTTTTAAGTCGTCTAGTAAGTCCACATGAGCAAGCTGGATCATCGCCTCAATCTCTTCAGGGCTCGCATAGGAATCAACAGCAGGGTAAGCCTCTTTTATTTTGGCTGCGGTAACTCCAATAATAGAATCTTGCCCGACGGCTCGCTCGATATTGATAGCACGCAGCACTGTTTGAGTTTGCTCAGAGTTATCGAGCTTGAAGTTAACAGCTATCCAGTAAAGCCAGCCATGCGTAAGGCTTGACGGGTCTGGGTCGTCTACTGCATCAACGGCAACGGTGATGACGTTGCCGCTTGCATGCGTAGTCGTAAAAGTAGCAATCGCCCCTGTGCCATTTGCCGCACTTGCCCTACTAGGCTGAGCATCGAAAAGGTAGCTAGTAATAGTTTGCGCGGGTATGCTCTGGATGCGCTTACCATCCTCGTAGGTGTAGAGCTTGTAATCAAAGTCTTTTCCGAAGATGTAATTCATTTAACCCTCTGTAGTAATTCTGGATGAGCAAAGCAGCACTGATCCTCTATCTCTTTTGGTAGCGTGTGATTCTTAATCAAGTCCTCTATTCGCCCGCACTTCGTATTTATCACGAAAAGTTTATCTCCACGCCTTAGTTTTTTACTAAAGCTGTAGGGTTGATTCAGCTCGTAGCGCTCGCGGTAAATACTACAGAGCTTTTGCTCATTAAGCTGCGGGCAGGCTGTCAGCGGTTTGTCCTCATGGTAAACATAACAGCACTTGCCGCCGCATACCTCGCTGCAATACTCCTTAACAGTGAGGCTACCCTCGCTTTCTATCCATTCTTTCAAAGTTCTTCACAGCTCGCTCTCGCGCCCTTTCATAGCTTGCAGTAGGGTTGTTGTAACAGTCGCGCTCGTGGATACACTTAGCCTGAATATCAATACCCTCGCGCACGCGTGCATCGTAGCCCATAGCCTTACGACGTTGGTATTCAGCGTTACTTTGCATCTCCTGATTGCGCTTCTCCTTCATCAGTTTTGCGCCCGCGTCTGCTATCTTTTGCCTCGCTTCCACTGCTTGCTCGAACAGATTCTTTGCCATTTTGTGCTCCTTTAAGTTGTTGAATCTCTCTTTCTTTTGCCTCTAATTGTGCGACATACCTAGCCTCTATTTCAGCCTTAAAGCGTTTTTGCTCCTCTACCTGAACAGCTACGTTGCCCAAATGCTTCTCACAGATCTCGCTCAAGTTATCCCAGGGATTGACCTCGTTAGGGTTTGAGTGGTGCTTGTATTTGCTCGCCCTGTTTGCGTTTGCGTCGTTATGCTTAGGAAAGTTCCCATAGCAAATAATAACCGCGTCGCGCGTTAAAAGCATGTCATTTAAAATGTGATGCTGCCCAGGCTGATCCTCCACGTTCAAGGTAGCTATGCCAGTGGTGACCTGATTCTTTCCGACCTTGTTAGCTAGCACCTTTGGGATTTGCAAAGCTATATAAGCGTGCCGTGGTTCTTTTGTGTTCTTAGCAAGCGCCAAAGTGCGCTCGCCTAGTTTCTCTTTGGTAGTGTCAGATATTCGCTCTAGTAAAGTTGCCATGATTTTCTCCTGTTGAATTAAAAAAGGGGATAGGACACTAGCCCCATCCCCTTTAGACAACTGAACACACTAACAACTGAAACTATTATCCAGCGCTTAAAATTTCAACTGCTGCGCCATCGTTCCAGAGGATAGCCGCCCAGAAGAAGTAACTGGCTAGTTCTGTGTAAAATCCCTCTGCTCCCTTTTGATTAGTCCATACGCTAATCTGTCTGTCAAACATACCAGCGAAGGCATAGTCAGGGTGAAACAAGCACTGAGAGTTTTGGCTAGATACATCTGTTAGGCCAGCCGGAGTATAGAACAAGTCATACCCTGGCAGACTTCCGAAATAACCATTGATTGCAGGAGCACCGTTAAAGATTGAAAGAAATCTTTCATTCGAGAACGCTGCGCCGCCTGAATCTCTGATGTCTGACTTTAGATTTCTGAGAGCCTTTACCCCACCAACGAAAGTTAGTGTTTTACTTGGGTTAGGCACTTCTGATGCTAATATCAACGACTGAGCTTCATCTAGGTCATCAACTGTTAGATTGCCTGCCGCATCCACTTGGTTAGTAACGCTGGTAAACAATGCAAGAATCTGATTGTCTACTATACGGCCTAACGCTGATGCCTGCGAGCCTACATAGTCACTTAGCTTGTTGCTAGAGAACTTTGTATTCTCAACAGATACGCCATCGATTCTTACAGCTTTAGCGGCTGTTGCATCGACTGAGGTGTCAGCTCTTGGAGTTCCCAGGCTGCCCGCTGTAGCCTGTGCAAGTGTCGCACTAGCTGTCATGCTCCCTGTTTTTCTAAAGCTCTTAGTCGCTGTTGACTGACCTTCCGGCAAATCCTCAGCATAAATAAGAGGAATCATCACCGGAGTTTTTGCGAACTCTGGCGCGGCTATAGCTGATAAAACCCTGTTAACTGTCCAGGTATCAGAAGTTACTGTTACGTTTGAAACTGCGCCCATTTTTTTCTTGCTCCTTAATTATTAAGCTACGTCTAAAATTTGATATTCAACATCGACACCCCAAACAAAAGCATGTGCGGCTTCGCCTGTAACAACTACATCAACAGTCTGGTCGCCTGTATTGGCTACGATTGTCAGTGTAGGAGTGCCGCCCATGTCATTTTGAGTCTCTGAGGTAGCAGTGCCAACTGCTGTGACAACATCTGAACCGTTTAATCTAAAAGCATGGGCTGTGCGGCCTCTGAAACACTCTAAGCCTGTAGCTAGGGCACAAAGCGCCTTAGCCTCTACATAGATGACCTGACCCTCTAATAGCGGAATAGCTTTAACTACTGTGGCAGTATTGCCAGAAGTTTCTTGCACAAACTGCTCATGCACGACGCCCTTATAGCGCCCGTCATTTGTAGAATTAAGCGTCTGCACGCCTCGGTGAATTGTATTTGCCATTGATGCCTCTTAAGATGAAAATCAATTATGAGGCAATTTTAAGCGCGGGGATCAACTAGCACAATGCACTTTTTTATACCGGTTTGGTTTTAATTTTTGAACGTGCTCGGTGAAAGGTTTAGAAACTATCAATGCTCGAACGGCTCTTGGGCTATACTCAAGTGCCTCACAGCACCAGATAAAACTGAAAGCATCGACATCATAAAAGTTAAGCCAGTTCCTAGCGTCAACCTGAATAAGCCGAACGGGTGACCAGAAATCAGCCCAAGCCCTTAGAATCATTTGCGATATTAGCTGAATTTCAGGTGAGCTAAATTTCTTTTTTTCAAGTTCTACTAGAACTGGATTTTTGTTTGAGTGCGGGCAATCTTCCATTTAGTTATTCTAAATAAGGTTTCGGTGTCGCTCCCACTTGCAGCCTAGCTAACTGCACAAACTTCTGAGCCTCGCTAGTTTCGATTAAAACCTCGACGATGTATTCCTCGCCTGGTGTGCCTTCTGCGAGCCAAACATCCACGTTCGCCCCTGCTATCTCCGGCTCTACCTCTGCCCCTATAACATCTGTTACATCTTCGCCAGTGCTTTTTTGCGTTATCGTAACCTCAGCAGATTCGATAGTCTCGCCTATTTGCAGGAAGTAATCAAAATTAAAATCATAAAAAGCCTCTGCCTCCTGGTGCTTAGGTATTACCTCCGGCACTCGATAATAACCGCCTACTCTCTCGCTTACTCCTGTGCTCATTCTAGTCGCTCCCGTAATAAAGTTAATAATTATTGATTTAATTTCTGCTATTTCTGAGGCTAGGTCTGAGGTCACTCTAAATGTTCTAACGTATTGAATATCTGCTGCTGCTGTTTGAAATACTAGCAAATCCCAACTAACATTTTCGCTTGAGTCTGTGGTGAAACTTATTTTGTAATCGCCGCTTGCAATCTCAGTCAGCGTGACCACTACAGCGCTCAAAACCCCGTTCTTGTATAGCCGTATAGTAAAATCTCCCTGCACTAGCCCTGTCGTAGTGTGGTGAAATACCTCGGTGATTAGTTGTAACGGTAAATACATTTTTCCTCTGTAGTAGTGCTAGGCTCTCACATAAGACCTTCATAGAGAATATTGAAAATCCTCTTTGAAAACCTTTCTGTTTCGAGCCTAGCGGTTACGCGAACAACCTTGGTTAGAACTGAGTCACCCACGCCTTGCGCCACTTCCGCTTTAACTGCAAGTAATAGTAGCGCACACAACGACACTTGCGTTTCATAACCTCACCTCCTTTCAAAACCTCTATAGAATCATCGTCAAGCGGTATTTGCCTGGCGAGTATTCTTGATTTTCTGAGCTTGTGAAGTTCGCCTTAGCTCGATTCACAAACGACCAGAAGTATTCGTTCCCCTTGTCAAAATTGTCAGCACTCCACAATGCATAACACTGAGCAACACCTGCTTTTTGCATTGCTTTTTTTATTGCCTCTTGCACTATGTCCGCTGCTTTATCTACGCTTCCTTTTGTGCAGCTAGTAGTTAACAACCTTAATTCGTTTTTATCGTTTTTCTTAAGCGCGAGTGTCGCTAAACTCTCAGCATCTTCGTAAAGAAAAAACCGAATATCTAAACTTTGCTTTCGGTGAAGCATTTGCTTAAGGTCATCCAGCGTATATTTGTCTTTGTAATAGCGATTCATTTCGCCCTGCGATGCGATGAATTTTTTCAATGCTGCGATAGCTTCTGAATCTCGCGCCTCTAAGTCTGTATACTTAATTTCTATCCACATAAATTATCTCCTTAAAGTTAATATCCCCAACCTGATCCGGAAAGCCCGACTGATTTTACAGTGCTTGGTAACGACCTAAAAGGATAATTTCCTTTCCAGTCAACTGTTGCGCTTCGCCTTTGTCCTGCGATTATGTAAGCCTGGTCAAAGGATATTTCGTCGTCTTTGCTCATCGTTGGAACGGTCATATTTAATCGTAGTCCGTCAATTTGCGCTTGAGCGTAAGAGCCATACTCTGCATTGCTAACAACTGTGTCGGAGCTTCCGAAGTTTGCAACCCAGGAGCTTAGATCACCGCCGCCAGAGCCTAACGTTAACTTAATTGTTGGCTTTGCTGTGTCGTCAATATTCCCCTCTAGCACTGTGGTTAATGAATAAAACGAATATCCAGACGATGGGGTGACTGTTGTTAAGTCGCAGATATAGGTTTCGTTATCGTCTGATTTGTTCGCAACTAAATAAGAATTGTCTGAGCTGATTAAATTCAAATAAGTTCCCGCGCTCCAAGTATTTTGAACATCTACGTTAGGAACTAAGTTTGTTCCTATCGCGGTAAAATCATCCACTGGAAAATCATCCATTGGTAAATATAAAAGCGTTGGAACATTTAGCGAAAACCATGGCGCGTGCATTTGTCGCTTGCTTGTAATCGCGTTTGCTTGAGCTTGAGTTAACTTAGAACTCCATGCGCCGAAGCCGCCTATTAGTCCTAAATTTGTTGTGCCTGCTCCAATTACCCAGGGTGCTGTAGCTGCTGAATCTAGCCCTGTGTTTGATTGAATCTTTGTGGGGGTAATAGTAGCGCCGTTTTTACTTACAATCGGCGTAGCATTTGAATTTAGCGTATAAGCAATAACAATATCATCCCAGGCATTCGCAGTGACGGGGAATGTCCAAATGTCATTATCTTCATGTCTATCGGAACAATTAGAAATTCTAATGATATTTGTTCCGTATTCAATTATTGCATCTTCGCCTTGATTGTCATTGCTTTCACAAATCCAAATTTGACCTGTTGCAACAGTTGCAGGATGTTTAAGCAAGAAGCGAAGCGTAACGTTTGTTTGAGCCGTGATATTTGTTTCAGTTGTAATTGAGCCTGAGATAAACTGATACATTAATACACCTCAAGTTTAACTTGTCTTAACTCTGCAACTCCGCTGCTCATAGTATCGCTGCCATTAGCTCCAACTCTACATACTCGCAATATTCCAAAATCTTCTCCCGCTGCTGAGTCTCTACTTGCGACTGTTAAGGAGCTAGTATTAAGCCGTCCCGCTGCTGTTCCATTAGTAGTTGTAGCAACCGTAGTAGTGCCGCTCGAATCAAAAGAATCTGTATCAATATCTAATGCATCCGCTGGAGTTACGGCCATGATTTGTATTGACCATACGACCGCACCGCTTGTGGCCGTTGATGCGCTCCAAAGAACTTTAGCAACCATAGTCTGACTAGTGTTATACCAGCTAGGAAAAGTGAACGGAAAATCTAAACACGTTGTTGCTGCATCTACAAATTGCGCTAAGTCTCTAGCTGAGCCGCCATCAATTGCTGCTGCTGTAACTGCTGTTGGAAGTTTTGCAATTCTCGGTGTCCAGGATTCATACCAGGGGAAACGCGTTGTCGCTGAAAGAACAAATTCAGGTGCTATTATTTGACCGGCGCTTTGTAGCGTTCCAGTGGTTGCTTGGATAGAGAGCGTTGGAGTCGCATCAACTACGCCAAAGGTGAACCCTCTTGTCGCGGTGTTTGACATTGAAAACTTAATTGAATAATCTGTAACAGCCCCATATTTGTAATCAGAAGCGTTACCCATCTCAATTGAATAAGAGTGTGAGCCATTCCAAAAACGAAGGCCATAATCATTACCCGCAGTTGTGGCTAAATAGTTAGCATTTACTTGGTTGAAAGTTGGACTTGAAGTAGTTGCTAGTGTTTGGTCAATACCGTCTAAGTTTGCCCACTCGCTTGTATTAAGGGTGTTAGCGCCAATGATATAGCCCGCTGCCGTAACATTATTTTCTACTGAAACGTTAGCGACGCCAGCACCTGTATTAGTTAAGCTTATTGTCGATGTTCCGGCACTATATGCATCGATAGAGACGTTTCCAATTGCTCCATAAGTGATGGATGAGTCGCCATATAAAGCACCAGCATCCAACCCTATGTGCTTGGTTCCTGCGTTTCTTCCATAAATTTTTGGAGTGCCGCTTGCGCCTGTAAAAATAATGCCTTCAGTAACATCACTAAAAGTTAAATTATCGGAGAGTGTAGCACCTGCCAAAGTAGGCAAAGTTCCAAATACTAACGCACCGCTTCCGGTTTCATCTGTGACGATAGCTTTAATCTCCGCGCTGGTATCAATATCAGTGCTAGCTAATCCACCGCCGCCGCCTGTGCCGTTGCTCGCTGCTGTAATCCTTCCTTTACTGTCTACAGTTATATCTGCATTGGTATAGCTTCCAGCAGAAACGGCTGTATTTGCAAGCGTAGTGGTAATAGCTGTAGCACCTGAGCCTGTAACGTCGCCACTAAGTGTAATTGTTTGGTTGCCAGTTAAGTAAGAGCCTGCAGCTTGATAGACGCTAGAAATATCATCGCAGTTGCCCTCACCGTCTAAGTAAGTAGTGCTACCGCTGCAAATAGTATTAGCGTTGGTGTCTGTGCTAGCTTTATTATTAAACGTGTTCCAGTCTGTGCTAGTTAAAGCTCCTGTGGTGCTGGTGGAAGCTGCTGTAAGTGATAGCTGTTGAGTTGAGAGAGTAAGACCATTTGCTGTTCCTAAAGTGACCGCATCATGTAAAGCAGAGGTTAAAGCATAGCTGCTTAAGTCTTGGTCGCCTGTGTTTACGCCCGATAGATTCCCAAGATTAGTAATGTCTGTTGCGTCAATGTTTGCTGCTTGGCTTGCTGTAAAGACTGGATCGGACTCAGTGTAGGATGTTAGATACCCAACTAAAGAATGGTCACCCCATGAAAAGGCAGAGTTCCAATTAGTAGAATTATCCGTAAATCCATAATCCGCCGATAGTGACGTGAACCCAGGAAAGTAAAAGTTAGTGCTGCCCTCTGCTAAATCATCCGTGGTTTTAGCTGCAAAGTCCGTGTCAAAATCATCTGAATCATAACTAGGCGGGATAGTTAATTCGTCAAGCGTATCTAGTGCCTTTTGAACTGTATTATCTGAGCCGCTTAAATGGCCGTCAAAGTTGCTAGTGCTTGCAGGGATACGCGACGCATCTGGGAAGTTCTGGGCGTAAGCGAAACTAACAAAATAAAAAAAAAAGATTAGATACTTAAGAAGGAACATAGGCCACCTGGATTAATTCGCCTACTAGTGGAGCAAAGTCTAATTGAAAAGTCGTGCTCGTTAGCTCTGTTACTTCTTGCAAGCTGCCAGAGACAAAAGCAAGCAATGAGCCTGCTATATATTCATCTGGTGTAGTAAAAGCTACCAGAACACCATTTGGTGTCTCATCTGGCACTGTGAGCTTTATCGCCGAAGCGCCTGAGCTTGTGGGGTTTGTTTGTCTTAGCAGCATTGTTTAATGATACAATCACATGAATTAATAACGCTCATCTTTTGCATAAACTTCTCGACGGCTTTTGCACTCTCTAAAATTGCCCGCGCTCCCTGATATTGCCCGACCTCTGAGCCTAGCAAGATGCACCCTCTAGTGTCCTTTGCCGTGTTGCCTACATGAAAGACAATGCCTGTGCGCTCTGCTGGCTCTCTATCTTGCAAGTCCAGAATCTTAAACGTTTCACCAAAGTTCGGGCTTTCAAACCTCTTTGCTTTATAATGCCCTAAAGGTATACAGCTCTCTCCCACTGCGTTTTGTTTCCATGGATTCTCTAGCGTCCAACAGCAAATCTCATCACCTATGAGCAGCACACCCAACGTCTCATTCTGAGTCTGTTCAAGGCGAACGATTTCAATCATCTAGTCGCTGTGCTTTTGCTTTTGTAGCAATGACCAACCCTGGGTAATCGCATAAGTAATTACACCAGCTATCACCACCTCAGCCGAATCAGAGAATTTCTGAACTGCTTCTGGTTGTAGACCCAAGCTAATTAAATACCCACTGACAAATCCAAGTAGCGTTCTAGTAATTGAACCAATATATTTCATTGCTATTTTCTCCTTTAATTTTGTAATCCATCCAAACATTTCAAAAATACCAAGTATGTTCTACGTACCAGCAATAACCGCCTTCCGGTATCTCTGCTATGTAGGTCGGACAATCAAGCGC